ACTGAGAAACAGCTGCATCAAATGAACGGTTAATATAAAGACATGGTGTCTCTGGCTGTAATATTGCTTTAGCCAATATACGAGCATTTAATTCTGTTTTACCAGCACGGCGAGTACATATAATCATTATTGATTTATCAATTTCATTATCATAAACTTCCTGCTGTTTATCATAGAGGGTCTGTCTAATTCGATAAACCATAAACTCGTTATCTTTAGCCATTTGTTTATTAAGCTCATCATCAAGAGTTGAGAGCAAGTTATCATTAAACATAGCATTAGCCAACATTTTAGCAGGTTGGCTATTTGGGTCTGATTTTGCTTCAGTTAAGAATGCTTTAATAAACTGATGAACATAAGGAACACCTTTCTTATCAGTAGCAAGAAGTTCATTTCTAATCATTTCTTGAATCTCAGGTGTTATACGTTTATTTCTTCCTTGTGCTATTACGTCTGATTTTGTTATTGCCTGAGTAACATTTCCTTTATTTGCATTTCTAGACTTTCCTGCCCTAGAAGCAAGTTCAGGATTGTTAGCAAAGTTTGCTTCATTATTTTCTTTAGTATTCGGCATCGTCTACTTCCTCTATAGTATTAGTTTTGTAAAATTCATCAAACTGCCATTCGGACTCATCGCTATACTCATCCATTTTCTTTAAGATTGGGTCAACATCCAAATGTCTGTCTTCGTGTTTCTTCTTTGGGTCATAAAGATATTTTGTAATATTAAATGCGCACCAAGTAGGCAAGTATTCAGGATTAGAACCGCGTTTGATTAAACACATTGAGTAAATAGTAGCATTCATAATAGTGTCATCAAGGTCAGTTATATTTATTCCTTTAGCCCTTATCTTAGCTTGAGCAGCACAACAGTTATAAATATAAATCCAGAGTTTATCCCATAACTGCTTAGATGGGTTTGCTCTGTATTGTTTTAACGTTGCCTTAAAATCATCAGTTAACTTAGCAAACTTGTCCATTCTGTCTTCCCCAATGAAACTTTACTAAAGGTGGCATAAACAATTCTGGGCTATAAATAGACCTAGCATACAATGACACAATCATTTTATCTTTCCATTTACAACATTCTGAAAGGCCTTTAACCATTATGTATGTTCCTTCAATACAAATAATGTTAGGTGAGCCTTTAACAAGTTTTGTTGGTTGTGTTACGTCGAAGTCGAATCCATCAATAGATTCTTTAATAACTTGGTATTTTGCCATATAGTCTTTATAGTCGACAATGTATGGACGTGCAGCATTATAGTTTAGATAAATATGTTTAGTTTTCATTCTTTATTCTCCTCTTTATATTTAGTATCTTCTTTGGTCAAATATGACATTCTTTCACAAATGTCCATAATTCTGTATAAGAAGTCCCAGCTTCCTAAACGTTTATACAAATCATAAATAAAATGAACTGTAGTATGCGTTTTATTATTAAGAATTACAAACCTTGATTGTTCAAGATTTCCGTATGATTCCCAGTCTTGTGACAAATGATGACATTCAGCATATTTAGCTAATGGCCTTTCAGTTATTGGGTCCAAATGGTTTTGTTCTTCCATCTTTAACTTTCTAAGAGCTGCCCATTCAGGTGATTTTCGTACACTGTTCTTAAGGTTTCTTCTTTCAATTGTACCAGGTCTATGTTTAACTGTTTTCTTTGCTTTCTTTGACATAATACCTCCATACCTCCTATAAAATAACAACCATTATCAGCGCCGCAAATAAACAACCCAAACTTACAGCGCTACATAACACACACAGAATACCTAGCAGTATATATTTCATATTACTGTCTCCTCTCCATATATATCGAGCCAGTCTTTAATAAAGTCTTCCATCATTTCTTCTTTGGCTGTAGTCATTGGAATGCCATTGGCCAATTTGCCTTTAACAACTGCGAAAGTTTCAAGAAATGTTTGTTCCTGATCTGCATAGTAATCGTCCAGTGTTGTGTCATCCATATATTTGATCTCCTTAATATTTAGTTAGTTATAATACATTCCTATTAGTGAATTAGGTAAGGCATACTTTATATCATCTTTATTGTAAGTGTTATATTCAATATCTCCATTTGCAGTGTAATTAATGACTAATACTGTTTCATTATCTAATAGAATATCTAACACAAATCTACCACCAACTGTGTTTGCGCTATCACTAATACACCAATATCTACCTGCCCACTGTCTTTCTTGAAGTTCTTCTCGTGATAAATAGCCATCATAAAATATACTGGCATAGTTAACTTCAGATGGTAAATGTGTCATTATTGGCTTGTATTTCTTAACCTGTAAACTTTCCAAGAACTCTTCATACTCGTTATTCATATCGTTTCTCCTATCTAATCCATTTAGAATATTTATTTGATGCTACAGCGTAACCTAATGTAAAGGATGTCACTGAGACCACAATAAGACCAATAATAAGTACTACCATTTTAATCTCCTCAATATTTAGTTAGTATTCATTATAACGAAGAAGGGCTGCCATATCAGACAACCCTTTCTATGTAAAATAACGAACTCTTATTTCGGAAGGCGGGATTCGAACCTGCACGACACTGATATGCGTCACCAGAATCAAAGTCTGGGGAGATACCAATTACTATTTACTTCCGAGTAAAATAGTTTTCTCACTCTTGTTTGCAACGCGACGCAAGATTCCAATAGGTGGACATATCCGATATTCCTATTATACGGAAGGCCCTTAAGCGCATCTACTGCCGCGAGAAAACTATAGGTGAACCAAGGACTAGGTTCAGCAACCTCATCCAACAAAGATATATTAACAGGCTTTGCGTTATTCTTCAACTAATATAATAGTATAGATGGCATGTTTGCTTACTACATGCATGCTCTTCATATTTAACAAAGTATACTAAATATTTGTAAATCAGTTAATATATAATTGGTTGAAAGGTCAAACTTCTACTTCTCACCGGATCCGGAAGTTTGATGAGGAGTAGAAGAATGACTATTTTACAGAAAGTTTACAACATCTTAAATAAAGACAAACTTGATAGAAACGATAAATACTTCGAGTTTAAACCATCAAGACCAACTAAACAAGTTGAGTTCATTCCTTACAACATCCCACAAACAAGAAAGAACAAATCACTCAAAGAACAGCTTGCTAAAGTATTAGCATTTATTGACCTCAATAAACAAAGACGCTTTAGTGACGGCATTACAGTTATGCCTATAGCAACAACAAACAAGAAGCTTCTTTCAATTTGGGGAAGCCCAATAAATGTTTCTCGTGCAATTCAGTTTATGATCTCAATTGGATTGTTAGCAGATTATGATTCAAGCTATCAGTTTAATGCATACTATCAGAAAGATAATAAATGCAAACAGTATGCATACAACTATGAAACAGAGCAATCAATTAAACAGTATTGTAAAGATAACAACATAAACAAATACAGAATAATAAATACAACAATAGTTAACATATTCGCAGTTGAAGATATTCCATTTGAACAGAAAGAAGTTCGCTTCTCTTCAAAGCTTCATTTGCTTAAACCAGACAACTATTCTATGACTGACTTTGAGAATTACTTAATGGGTTGCCTTTATATAAACTATCCACAGTTGAAACATTATCAAGAGTTAGCCGACTTAATAAATGAAGTTTACTACTCTGATGACTATGATAGACAAATCCAATTCAGACCAAACTTTACTTGGAATAAAGGTAACAAGGCTGTAACAAAGATTGGTATCAGAGCAACAAACTCATTAGTTTCAGCAAAGAAAGAAAGAGAAGAAGATGATGATGTTACTAACACTTTGTACAAAGATGATGTTCTTAATAAATACGGACTTAAATATGAATTTGATGTTAAATCATCTGTTCCTAGATTAACATATGCTTTGAATAGTGGCATCTGGATTGATAATAACATTGACCTCTATGAAATGATGTATAAGAAGTTTATCAAACTTTGTCCATCTGAAACAATGGAATGGAATGATGAAACAAGAAACATATTCAAATCATTTCATATGAATGGTTATTTTGATACAGAAGCTAAATTGTCAGCTCATCTTAAACGTCAGGTTTCTTTGAAGACAAAATATAACAAAGATGAATGGTCAGATTTAGATTATGTTATGAAGTCATATAGAGACAGCATTATAAATACAGTAGGCGAACTCAAATATGACAGTGAAATCTTCTTCCACGAAAGCTGCATTTATATGGATGTTCTTTATGAATTATTAAGTAGAGGCGTAAATGTATGGCAGCAATATGATTGTTGGTATACAAATATAGAAGTAACTGATATAGAACAGATTGTAAAACAGAAAGTTAATCAATACATAAATAAACAAATAGCAATAACAAATAATAATAATTATAATACAACAATAGTTAACATATTCGCAGAAGATGAAATATGTCAGCTTACTGAAGAGCCAATTTCAATGAAAGAGCTTATTGAACAAGCACTTGAACTTGATTTGGAATGAATAAACTAAATTATAAAGAAATATTTCAAAGAAAGCTAAACTTTAATAAATGTTCATTTATATTATATTTATAATACTAAATAAATCGAGAGGTGATTAAGATGAGAAAGATTATTACATTACTTGTTTGCTTGATGGTTACAATTGCTTCGCTCTACAGTGAAGAGAAGAATAACATTGTAAGATATGACTGCCTCGGTGGGACATCTTACATTATGTTGAACAGATATGAGGATGGTACCGGTTACTATGTTAGTTTATATGATACTAAAGATTTAACAAGACGCGATATGTATTATATTGAAGAATGTGAAGATGAGGACGGGCTTATACTTAAGTTCTATACGGATTTAATTGACCACAAAGCTTGGAGAAACTTCACTAAAGAGTTTGCTTATTCAGGGCTTGATATTAATAATGAAATCTTTACAATATGGAAAGTTCATAAGATAACAACTAAATAAATACTGGAGGACTAACGATGGAATATTGTGCAGTAATAATCATAGGTATAATTTGGATGTATTTAGCTTTCGAAAGATATTTAGCTTTCCGTGAGCGTAAAGAAGTTGACAAATCATATGAATGGCACTTTGCTAATGTAAAGAAGCCTATCATTGGTAAATATATTGAGAATCAAGAAGGCCATATTGCTATGTACCTTGGTGAAGATAAATACATCGATACTGAAGGCAATGGTATAAATGTGACGGCTTGGAGATATGTAAATGAATAGCACTAATGGCATTTATATATCATCAGCGTCTTCAGTAGCAGGTGAACTATTAAACGAATTTATTACTAAACTTTCTGATGATCCTGTTTATAATTTATCAATTAAAGGCAAACAAGCAACTTGGACATATGATGTAGATAGTGATATTACATATGAAGCACGTTACTACAAACTTCCCTTTGAAGAGAATATACGATTGATAATATCCGAAGGACGTAAAGTTATTGATACTATGTACTTCGAAAGACTTGAAGTAACAAGCGGCTCGTGGTGGGTGAAATTAACAATATAAATCTTCGTCGGGAACAGGGCGACAAGTAACTGAACAAACAGACAATATAATAATTCGTTATTCAAATGACCTGAGTATGTCACTAAACTGCTCTTAACTAAATAAATATAGGAGATACATAAATGAACTGTAGTGTTGTTTATAATAAGCCAAACGTAGTGTATTCTAATGCTGATTTATTATCAGTAAGCACATCATCAGCGTCTTCAGTAGTAGGTGAATTATTATATGAATTTATTAATAAGCTTTCTGATGACCACCCTGTTTACAATACATCATTTAGAGGTAATCAAGCAACTTGGACATATGATGTAGATAGTGACATTACATACGAAGCAAATATATCATTCGATATAGGTGGTAGTGCTGTCATAGGTTTGAATATATATGAAGGTTACACTATCACTGATTCTGCACTCTTTATAAGATTACCAGCAACAAGCGGCTACGTATGGGAGGAAGTAACAATATAAATCTTCGTTGGGAACAGGACGACAAGTTACTGAACAAGCAGACAATATAATTCGTTATTCTGACCTGAGCATGTCATAAAACTGCTCTTAAGTTTTGTTATTCTATACTAATATAATATATACTAATTATATAGGAGATAACAAAATGGATGAAAGAGCTCTTAGAAACGCCAGCTATGATGTAAATCTTGCTAAAGAGAAATATGAGTATTCTGTATTTATTAAATGGCTTGAAGAAAATGGTTGGAATTATGAAGTAAATCCTGAAAACTCAGATAAGAATATACACGGTTCAGATATAACTATTTGGAAATTGCCAGAACATAAAATGGAAATTGACTTGAAAGGCTGCCAAAGAAAATATGATAATGTTGCTTTATCATATGAAAGAAGTTATGATGGAATTAAATGGTTTCCTACATTACACGAAAATAAAATTACAACACACTTTATATTTATCGATGAAGTAGGAAACATATTCTGCATTGCTTATGATGACGTTAGATTAAGATTTCATTCATATGAACAAAGAACTGCTAAAACTGATTTGGCCGGCCATCATAATAAAGTTTTGCTTATTCCTAAGAAATCATTAAACTGTCTTAGAGCAATCAGAAGAAGAATTATAGTAAATTAACTAAATAAATATAGGAGATACATAGATGAACAAAGATTTATGGTTAAAACGAATCAGAAACATTTGTGGTTTGTTAGGAGCGCTCTTGCCGTTCTTAGCAATATTTAGTGTACTGCTTATTGATAACCTTCCTAAAGGCGCATTATATTCAATAAGCGCAACATATTACTTGAGTCCAGCATTAGTTGGAATATTGACTGCTGCTTCAATAGTGTTGATGTGTTATGATGGTTATTCCAAACTTGATGACTTTATAACCACAATAAGTGGAGTGTTTGGTCTGGGAATTGTATTGTTTCCTTGCTCTGTTGGATTTATATCAGGTCCAGTTGGTTTCTTTCAGTTACCGATGCACATTTCTAATATAATCCATTGTACTTGTGCTTCATTGTTCTTTACATTGTTGGCTTTCAACTCATATTTCTTGTTCACAAAGACTGATGACTTTGAAACAGTTACAGAGAATAAGAAGAAGAGAAACAAGGTTTATGAGATTTGCGGTGTTGGAATGTTTGCCTTTATGATAGCACAAGTAGCATCAGTTTGCATAAGTTGGATTCCTGGGTGGTTCACAATGATAAATGAAATATTCTTGTTGTTATTCTTTGCTATGAGTTGGTTAACCAAAGGCGGAGTATTCTTCAAAGATTAGAAATAAATAGCCCTCATAATTTAGAGGGCTTTATTTATATAAAATTATTTGAACTTTGTTAGAAATTCCTTTATATTATATATGTAAAACACCGTACGGTGTTAATATTAATAATAGATGGAAGATATAATATATCTTCTTTCTAAAACAACTATACTAATTGTATATAGGAGATTAAACAATGAGAAAACTTAAATCAATCTTTATCGTACTTGCCGCTTGCTTCGTATTAGCAAGTTGTGCTACTACAGGAAATGTTTCAAATGTTTCAAATGCTTCAACCTTTGTAGTAGAGACAAAGACATTTGAAGAATGGTCAGCTGGTATTAAAGCATCAAATCCTTACAAGAGAGTTGAAAATCCAACTAAACCAATGGAGCTTTACACAAATGCTCAGGCTGATAGATGGGAAGTTAATTACTCTAAAGGTTGGCTTAGTAAACCTTATCATAAGAACAAGACATTTGATGACTATTTAGCTAAACAGTGGAAGACTTGCATATATAACCCTGAATGGCAGAAATCTGAAGCTGGTCAGAAATGGATTCAGCAGCAGCAGAAGTGGGCAGAATATAAAGCTAAGACTGATGCACGTAAGTCAGAAGCTCAGGCTGAACTTGAGGCTAAAGCTAGGGCTGAAGCTGAAGAAGCATTAAAGAAAGCACGGCCGTTAACGAAAGAACAGATGGAATACCGTTCGATGAAAATATTAATGGAAGAACCGAAAGAAATAGAAATACAGTGAGGAGATGAGAAATAATGGGAAGAGCAGCAACTAATTCTAAGTTAACACCTGCTGAGAAGAAAGCTTGGCAGTCAGAACTGACTAAAATTTGTAGTATGTTTGCGGGAAGAAGAACAAATTACAAGGATGGCGACCTTAATGAATCGGTTCTTGACTGGTATAAGAGATACCTTGCATTAATGGCACAGAAGAAAACTATAGCGGAGGTGTTAGCTAAATGATACTAATTATATAAGGAGATTACAATGAGTTTAGGAATAGCAATAGTTCTTGGAATTGTAGTAATGTCGGTTTCATACGATGTATGCAGCGTATTGAAAGAAATAGTTAAACAGAGAGGAAAGAATAGAAATGATGAATAAAACCCCAAAACACGCTGGGTATAGTATGCCAGGACTTTATGTATCAAATGGTGTACTTAAGCTAAGTGGCTGTGAACTTACTGACAATGGGATAAACGGTGTTCTTGATAGAATAATAACGAATGATGCAATCTATCTTGATGCAGATGTGCTAGAGTTTATGATGGACTATAGTCACGACCCTGAGCTGTTTAACGGAAAGTTGTTATTCGACACAGAAGACAATTTCAACAACTACATCTATGATGATATTATTAACTAACTAATATTATATAGGAGACTAAAGAGAATGAGTATTTTGAACAAGATTAGAAAGGCAATCAAGAGAAGAGAACGTCCAGAGTTTACTTTGATGGGCTCTATCATTTGGTCAGTTGGTGCTATTTCTTCTAAAGAACACAAAGACTGTATCAAACTTTACAACTTCTATAAGAAGAACCAGCAGAAGTTTAAGAAAGATGCATCTGTAGCAGATATAACAGATATGGTTACTGCTGCATTTAACACTCCTTCAAATATGAAAGAGTATCTTGTCCTTATTTATGATAAACTCGGCACTAATTCACCAACAGTTGGTATTGAGTTCTGTGGCAAAGTTATTCCACCATCTAAGGATGGAAAGTGCCCAGCTATCTATTATCGTCTATATAACGGAGATGATGATATTGTTGTAGAGAGGATTTATCAATGAACTGTTTCTTCGAAATCTTAGACTTACAGAAGCATTTGAGAAGTTGTCCCTTACTAGAAGATGTTTTGGACAACTTTGAGAAAGTATATGAGGCTGTTGGGGACGAAGATGAAGCTCTCCAAATGTTAATTGACTATTATAAGGAGAAAGGAGATTATGTCTAATATTTTATTTATTTTGTTTATGGCTTTAATGGTTTTCGGCGTGTTTGTTCCTATTTACTTTGATTGGAAAGAAGGTAAAGCCAATGAGGAACGCTGGAAAGAATGGAGAAAGAACTTTACAAACCTTGATGACTTTAAAGAGGAGATTGAAGAATAATGTTTAGAAGTTTGAAAACATTCCTTAGAGAACGTAAAGCTAAGTTGGAAAACGCTGCTCGTAATGGGCAGTATCTTCTTGACAGTTCAATGTCATTGAAAACATTGAAAGAATTTATTGATGCCTCAATTGACACAAACACAAGAGTAGAAATTATAACTTTGGATGGCACAAGAATCATTATATCTCAGCCTGAAAACGGCTATAAAGTTAGAAACATTTTCTAAATAAATCGGAGGTTGATAATGGAAAACATTCAAAGTAAGATGAAAGAACTGTTTGGAGGTAGTTGCTTAGCATATTGTTATGCATATATAGCAGGTTATAGAGATATTAAAGATTTAACAGAACAGTTCTTTAAAGGTTGGAAACTTGGTTACATAGATGATGACGGCTATGTTTCTAAACCAGTTGAATATCTCAAAATGCTCGGAATGAAAGATGTTAAAGACATTAAGAAAGAAGCCTATAAATCAGCACCTTTGCCTCAGATAGTTTGTTACAAATATAATAAAGGCTACCATTTTGTTATTATAGCTGGTGACAAAGTTATATTTGACCCATCTTATCCATCGCTTTCCGTTTCTTATGGAAAGATTGACTCAGTAAGAACAATCATCTGTAAATAAATAAAGGCCGGCTTAAAGGCGCCGGCCAGGCCTTATAAGGTGGAGACTAAACAACCTTCAGTATTTCAGATGGAGCAACTTCCTCAATCCTATTAGCAGCTTTGCCTAACAGATTGAAGTAGACTATCCCACTTCTATTACATTTCTGCACAATATTCTTGTTATATGCATATCCAAAACATTCAGGAATTGTATGAGCCCAAATAACAGTAGCTGGCTTAATACCTGCTGTGAGATGCTGTAATGAAGAATCAATACATATAATCTCAGAGCACATTGGATCTTTGGCCAACAAGTTATATGTCATATAAGGAGCAGTATAAACTTCTGTTCCTTTATATCTTGGTTCATTTGGAAGCTGATACATAATAACTGCAGTAGTTGGATGCTGAGCTTTATACAAATCAATCAATTCCTGACCTTTAGTATATGCTCTCTTCAAACCCTGTCCTTCATAGTCATAAACAGAGTTGTTATTGAAACCAATCGGTGACTGTCCACCATAGAACTGCATAAGAACAAAGTCGCTATAACCTTTCTTCTTAATGTCTTCCATAATCTGATTATAACAATTTACTGTTATCTGATTAGACGATGGGTCCAAATCAATTTTAAGGTTAGAAAGAACTTCATCTGGTTTCTCTTCCAATTTAAGCCATCTTCTGAAAGCATTACAATAATTCAACTTCTTCTTAATAAAGTCAGAGTCATCATAAACTCTTCCAGTAGCGATGTATGTGTTATCCATATCAATGTCTTCAAATGCTGCTTTAGCTTCATCGATACCATAAGTATTTGTTACATAAGGTGATGATTTGAAAACATCAGTATAAGGGCTGATAGCATAAATATGCTCATACTTCTCTGCAGCCTCAGAGAGAACCTGTGAAAGGGCTAAGCAATAGCCCAATCCACCATTTGTCGAAAACAACAAATCCATAATGTCTAGTCTCCTATATATGTATAATTAGTTATTTAGTCATTAGTAGAAGAGCGTTCCTGACAAACCACAACCCCATCTAGTAGTATTATCTGGCCAAGTGAAACACTGTGTTCTTACTGTACAGTTACAAGAATCAATCCAAGTAGCTACAGATGTCTGTGAACAAGCGGTATTTCCTGTACCATCAATGTAGATAATATCATCCCATTTACATATTGTATTATTACCTGTGTTGTTCTGACCGTTAGAGTTGACGTAGTAGTAACCTGTCATTCTACCTTTAGTTGTTGGAACATTGAATGAACCGCCAACACCTTGACAAGTCCAAGTACAGTTACACCAGCCTCTATTGATGAAGTCTTTCATCAAGCATCTCAAACCTGTACGAATATCACAGTTCATTTGGTTGGCAGGGATATGGAATCTGATAGTTCCGTGTGGACCACCTTCAGTATATCTGTGATGTTCCATAATCCAAACTGCTGAGTTAATTCTACCAATCAAAGCGCAGTCACCCATAGCAACACCGCCAGTTACACCGCAACCATAAGTACAGTTGTTTGTACCAATAAGTGTCATCTTGCCGCTGCCGCAGCATGCTTTATTATAGCCACCAATAAGGATATTGCTATAACCGCCTGAAAGTTCATCATTACAAGTACCAATAAGTATATGACCAGTTGAGTAATCGCCAGTAGGATTGCATAATGTATTTCTGTTTCCGTATACAAGTACACCACCCATTGGCTCCCATACATCACCGCAGAAATTGTTACAGTTACCTGTGATAATGTTGCTTGCAGCTATATAACCAGTGTTGTCATTACCTAATACAATGTTTCTAAGATGTGCATTTGTACATTCTTCATCTACTTTAGTCTTGAAACAGTTATAAGTACCAATAAGTATATTGTTGTTGTTAACTCCAAGATAACTATCCCAACCATAAGCATCGCCTGAACAGAAGCCCATCATATTAAAGTTACCAAGGAATATGTTAGCGTTTCCAGCTGCCAAAGTACAAGTGCCTGTTGTTCCACCATAGTTGAAGAATCCGTTACAATATCCCATAGAGATATGGTAGTCACAATCACTTGGCTGCAAGTCTACACCAATAATGAGTTTACAATAATCTTGACAAAGACCAGCGTAAACTGAACCAAGGTCTGACTTAGATGATACATTTCCAAGATAGTTGAAGCCAGCATTAGTGATAGCACTATCACTTCCCAACATTATACTATGACATGTGCCTGCTTCGTTTGATACAAATCTGAAGTCTGAAGCGTTTCCTAAACAGCCTTCTCTATAACAAGTATTTATTGTAGCACATACATCAGGTGCATTCCAAACAGCTCCCATAGCAGGGTCTGACCAAGAATATGTTCCATCAGGTGCTGCTACAAGTATCTTATTTCCACCAACTGGAAGTGGTATTGAACTCAACTCGCCAGATGCTTCATCATAAGAAACTATTGCTTTATCAGTAAGCACAGTCTTATCAAGATAGTTTGCCTGTAACAACTCAACAACTTCGCCATAAACAGTAGCATCATCGATGTCAACCCAACCTGTAACAGCCTTAATGTAATAGAATACACCTTTCTGCTTACCGTGAGTTGTGTTACCTGTTCTTGCATTTATTACAGAACCAATTGATATGTTACAGCGTCCATAGTCACAGCTGCTACCTGAAGCTATTTCTGAACTATCAGTATTTACCAACTGATAACAAGAATATTCACCATCGCCTTCAGCACAAATATTATGATTGTGGTCTTGTAACTGGTCATCTTTGAACTGCATACCAGCATAAACATCATGAGATGCGATAACATCAGTAGTATTCTGTCCAGCACCAACTAATGTAACTTCTCTCAAGTCAGGTACATTAGCACTCTGTAAATATGTATAAAGTGCAGGATAAGTATTGATATTAAATGCGCTACCATCACAAGGAAGAAATCCCTGAGGAGTTACTGTGCCATAAGGCAATGAAATAATAGTTCCTAATGGAAGACCAGAAGCGATAGCTCCTGATAATGTTTCCAATTCTAAGTTTCCGTTATTGTTTACTACACGAGCAATAGCCATATCTATTTTCCTTCTAATTTATTAGTTTTATAATCATACACAATGTCGTTATCATTAACGTTATAGAGACGCCTTTCCATATCCTCAAAGACTGCTCTGATGATGTATATTTGCTCTCTAATTCCTTGTACTGTATTGACTGATTCGCTGAGAATTGTATTTGCTCTCGATACAATTTCTCCAATGTCTCGTTGTCTGTCTGTAGCTGCTGCAAGTTCAGCTCTAACGTTGTCAAGTTGGTTTCGAGTTTTGACCAGTCGATAGTAATTCGAGGCTCCGAATATAACTGAAACAGCAAGAAGAACAGACAAAATCCAAATATAAACTTTCTGCACATTTAAGCTCCTTATACAGAATGCTTTGTAGCAATTCCAGTTCCATCATCCATAATATGAGGTGTTATGCTCTTTATGATTAATGGACTTTCAATAAACAATTTCAAACCTTTAGCTTTAATCAATCTTGGATTAAATGCTACAAGAACAGAATGAGAATAGCTGTCATAATCTGCAGGTTTGATTTTATATACTCTTTCATCCGAATTTGTTGTAATGTCATTGATGCTCATTACCTTACATTTAATGTCAACAGATGGATGTTCTTCTGAAATATCATAAAGGATAATATCCCATCTATCAATAGAAGTAAGTTCATTATTTCCAAGTCCAAAGAACTCTGTTTCCAACTTTATATCATTAGTTGAATAACCTTCAGTTGGATAATAAACCAAATCGATAGTGTTATTTCCATTTGTGATATGTGTAACATTATCTGTTGAGAACTGAACCAAAGAAACATCTTTCCACTGAGAATGCAAGTAAACTGATTTATCGCCAATAACTAACAAACCTTTATCAGTTGGAATAAATATCTGTTGAGATGTTTCATCATAGAAATGAAGTCCAGATATTTTGTTAAACTTTGATGCTGGCCAAATTTCTGTCAATATAGCATCACCAGTGAATGAACGAATTACTTTATTCTGAGGGTCCCAGAAGAATGCAATTTGTGTATTATTACCAATAAACTTCATTCCTTTACAGTCAACTATTGCATCCATTTCTGCTATAGCGCCATCACTGTAAACCAAAGAGTAGAGTTTCTCATTAACAACTCCGTAGAACTGTCCTTGAATTGAGAAGAACTCAGATGTTCCATAAGTATCAGATGTTGTCTCATCTAATGTTGAAGCAACTGAAACAGTGGCTGATGAAGCAGTGTATAACAAGAATGGATTTGTGTTAAAGTACTTCAATGGATAGTTGTATTTGTCAGTTACAATCATATCATTTGCACCTTGTCCATAAATAAACTCTGAGAACAAAGCAGCTGACAACATTGTAGCTGAAGAAATTGTCCAAGTTGAGTTAACCAATGACTGCTTAGTATATTTTGATATTGAGTTGTAAGGCAATATTGTAAATCTATACTTTGGTGCAGTAGCAGTGTTGCTGTCAGAATAATAAACATCAATGCCCAAGAAGTCTATTTCAATTGAAGGAATAGTACAGTTAAATGGAGTAATTCCGTCAGTATCAATTCTGACTCTTGTAGTATAAGATGGAATCATTGATGCTATAGCTATATTCTGTATCTGATATGCAGCATTTATACCTGTAGCTGTTGTTCTACCAAATAACAATTGTCCTTTAGCGTCTGCATCATATCCCTGGAAGTAGTGTATTTCACTTGTTCCGAAAACACTTCTGTCATTGTAATCTGTTGCATAATGCATGATTTTATTATTTATAGAGTCGTAACAGTTGGCATATGATGTTGTGTTTACAATGATATACTTGTCATCAAGAATGGCAAATATTGGATTTGTTTCACCTTCAACCAAGTCAATTTCATAATAGTTGCCATTTACTGACTTGTATACAACTCTGTTAGCAGTGGCTGAAATGTAGTTACTGTCATCGATAGAGTCCCAAGATGTTAACAATGTTCCCATGTCTTCATAGTTATCTGCATATGAAATGCCATGAGTAACCATGCTTCTATCAAGGTTGGTGTTATACAACATATACCAATTGCCATCTTTATCATCAATAACTTGTCTGTTTCCGCCAACCAAGAATACCATGTTGTCTTCAGCTGCACCACCTGTAGTTGAGTAATCCGAAAGAATGTCACCATAGTAGTTATAGCCACTGTATCTGCTATAGCCTGGGTTGTATGTCAAGTCAATGGTTGGGTTATTTGTATATGAGCTAAATCTTGAACCAGTTGTTTCTGTTGTTCCATCTGCCAATGCTTTAACTGTTGTAGCAGAACGGTTGTTAAACAATGCCATAACCTGAAACATATTCTGATTAACTGCAAATGAGTTGTTTCTTGGGCACTGGTCATTAGCTGTAACAGTATGAGCTTCCAATGTTGTAAAGTCAAACTGAGCAACAGCTGGGAAACCACCTGTGTATGTATGCATATGTGGAACTGCAGACTCAACTAAAACTGATGATACTTTAATACTGTTTGGATAGTTGACATTATAGTTGTTCCAAGAAGTAGTTGGCTGAATAAATCTCCAAATAGAATACATATTTCCACTATCAAGTATAATGTTTGGAGCAGTTGCCCATGAAGCAGTTGTAGTTGTAGCTGCCCCATATCTTGTAGAAGTATAGTAACCTTGTCCTACATAAGAAGATGAAATAGGAGTTGTTTCCCATGCTTTATCATTGTTATCATAACCCCAATAGAGGTCTAATGAACTTAATGAAGCAGAAGGAGCAGAGTCTGATGAGAATCTGTAAATATCCCAATAAGCTGTTTTCTCAGTATCAGTTGAGTCAGCTGACTCCATTGTTCCAACATCCAATGTAAACTTATATTTCCAACTTATTGTACTTTCTTGAGCTTTAGCAGCTACAGTAAATCTGTATCTTGTCATTGAAACAGTATAAATGTTGTATGTAACACCACTAATAGAAGCAGTGTTACCTGTGTCTACAGGCGTTACACTAGCAGGAACTGTTCCGAATGACTCAAATGTGTTAGTGTTTGGCTCATACCAATACCAAGTTGCTTTGTTGTCTGATGTATAAATAGCAACTGACTGATTTGCTGCAGTTGTTTTAGACTGTGTAAATCTAACGTTAAGATACTGCTCAGGAGTGTATGTTACAGTTGTCTGAGAAATATCAGGAGCCATGTCTGTTCCCAATTCAAAGTATTTAACCTCATTGTCATTCTTAGCAGGAAGGAATGTTATCCAATATAAATGATTAGAGTCAACTGCTACACCAAACTGAGAAACGATTGAGAACGCAGGAACATCATCAATTGATGAAATGTTAATAACTGGGTTAACAATATCAATAGAAGAAGATGAAACACAGCATCCTCCGTGAGATGCTCTAGATGGGTCAACATAATTAGCAGCAGAAAGCCAGCCATCATTATATGAAATAATAAACTGTTTCCAGTTGGCTGTTACTTTATCAACCAAAGTTTCATCAGTTGATATATTAGAAGCAAAGATTTTGTTGGTTCCAGCATCATCATAAATTATAACAAATATTGCCTCATTATTTACAAATCTTATTCTTGCTTCAATGTTATGTCCGAAAGCATATAATTCATAATGCTTGATGTCAGATGTTTTAACTGTACCATCTGCGTTCAATAAGTCAACATAAACTATACCATTTAAGAGGCGAGCACCATATCCTCTGTCCTCATGCATGTCCCAAGCAATGTATTTGTCTAAGTTTGTAAACTGTTTTCTTTCAAAATGCTTATCTACAACTTGAAACAACTGTTCTCCATTTCTAGTAAGCCAACCATCTTCAATAGTATAGCTGTTACCAAAATGGTCATAAACCCTCTTATTTTCGTGTTCTTTAACATAAGTAGGGTTAAGCATTTCACTCAATAAAGGTGCATTATTGCTATCAGCTTTAGAAAATGTAGAATCAACTGTAGGCTCATTCTTGGCCATGTTAAGTTGAAGTGGAAAGTTAATTGTCTGTTTCTGTGCTTTCTTATTCATATTTCTATCTCTATAATTTATTAGTTTTATAAACTAAAATGGCCCTCTGAACGTTAAAGAACAGAGAGCCAAGTAGCAATATATTACGGCAGTTTAGGAATCACTGCCAACCAAACATTTTGTTATACTACACCAAGGATGCTTGAATATGGAACTGTCTCAGCAGCACGTGTTGCATCATAGAAGATACCAACACCACATACAGAAGCATTTGTTACAACGAATGCACCGTAAGTCTGGAGAGTAACCATATTTGAAGGACCATCAAATGTACCTTCACCAGGCTGGATTGTGATGTAATCATCAACAAGGAGCTTGTATGGGTCATTCTCTTTACCTTTGTTATCAGCAGATTCAACGTCCTGTTTTCCAGGGTTGTTACCTGCGATACCGTCGTTAAGGAATGTATCAGCATTTGTCATTGACCAATACTCTACAGCGCTCTTGTCGAGGATGTAGAACTTACCAGCAGGACAGTAAGGGTCATCTACGATGTTGTCGATAAAGTTTGTTGAGAATGAAGCAGAGATGCTATCAAGACCAACATTTGCCTTACGCTTAGACTTTGTAGATGTCTGAGTGAAGTATGTGTTATCTGCCTGAATTTCAGCAGCAACTGCCAACCAATCATTGTCGTTCATTACGATGAGGTCTGCTTCTGAACCACGTCTACGACAAGCCATAAGCAATCTCTGAACTGTATCAACTTTCTTCTCAGTTGATGTACCGAGTACGAAGTTACCAGCAAGAGCGTCAGCGTTTACTGAACGGTTAACACCACAGAATGCAGTAGAGATGTATGATGCCCAAGTTGCACCTGTACGAAGTGCTTTAACTGGAAGCCAACCATCAATACCCATTGGAAGAACTGGGTTACCAGAAGCATCAGTAGAACCAGCAAGAGCAATGATTGTACCGTCAGGAATAGATGTTGAAGAAGCACCTGCACCTGGGATAACAGTTACTGTGTTACCATTGATAGCTGATACTGTAGCTGTAGCAATAGCTGAAGTTTCTGCAGTTGAAACTGTTGCTTTGAATACCAATTCTGAGTCAATATCAATCTTCATTACTGCGTCAGAAGTAAGAGTAATATCAACTGGAGTAGCAGCTGTGAATGTGTAACCTGAACCACCGTTCTCAATTACACCAATTTCACCAAATCCTGAACCATAGAAAGCAGCTGCCAAAGTCTTTCTCAATGATTCTGTACCAGCGAAGAACTTGTTTCCAGCAATCTTCATGTAAGCACCACGGCGTGTCATAGAAGCCTGAACTTCTTTAACATTATATGAGACTGGAGCGAAAATCTGTCCCTGCTTTACTGTAAACTCTGCGTTTCTGGCATTTGTTGCTGCCTTTGTTTTAGCAAGCAAGTAGTTACCAGCTACTGCACCACCACGAGCATAGAGAGCAGCGAAGTTCTGCTGTTTACCTTCAACACGTGTCTTACCAATTGATTTTACAACTGGAGAGTTACGGAAGAGAAGGTTTTCTACACCGTCTTTGTACCAAACTTTAAGAATAGCTTCAAGAGCTGAGTAGTCTGGTCCGTTTCCTGTGACTGGGTTAATCTGTGAACCGTCACCAATGTTGTTATAAACTGCCATTGTTTATTTTCCTTCTTCAGTATCGACCCTGTTGCCGGTCAGTTTGAATTATTTTCAGAACTCAAACGAATTACGAACAAACAAATTGGTTTCGCCTTATTTGTTCATTCTTCTGAATTCCTTATAATTTATTAGTTTAACTTACTCAAAGAGGTCCATAATGCCTGAACCTAACATATCGAGTATTGACATTTGTCCGCCGCCCATAATCTTGTTATAAAGGTTGTACAATCTTTCGCCTTCCATAGATGTTGGGTCAACTTTATCAAGTTCTTTCTTAATCTTAGCAGCAACTGAACGTCTGTCAGAAGCATTCATGTTGTTTATATTCTGAGCAGCAATTCTAGCTCTGTTCATTTTACGAGAGTCCATTGCTTCAGGATTCAACTGCTTAGCTTGTTCCTGTGCCCATAATGACTGTTCTTGGTTGTTGTCGATTGTACCTCCAGAATAAGCTGCGCCTACATTATTAAACAATCGACCAATGTTTCCAGCAGCTGTAGCAAGAGTATTAGCAATCAAATAATCTTTAGTTGACTTATCAATCTTGCCATCTCTCCAAGCTTCCAAAATAGACTGAGCTTTGTATTCTTGAGCAGGCGTAACCTGAGGTGTAGCTTCTGACTGTGAGCCTTCACTAGAAATTTCGCCTTTCTTATTTTCTACTTCAGTTGCAGGTTCCTTAACGCCGTTTGCTTCATTATAGTTCTCAGTATAGCCTTCTTCTATCTCTTTAAGAGTAGCAATAGCTTCTGGGTCGCCTTTAATAGCATCTCTCTGAATCTTTGCTAAATCAGGACTATACTTGAAAGTATCTGGCATATATTTGTTACCCAACTTAAACTGTTCTGCTTTAGGCAAGTTCTTGAATTCGTCAGTATCAGCGTATTCAGCGAATTTGTTAGCAGCTGCTTGACCTAATGTATCAGGAAACATCTTTCCAACTCTATCGTATTCCTCAAGCTGTTTCTGCATTGGGAAAGCTTTGAATTCATTTGAGTCAAAATAGTTGCCTGCTTCTACTAAATCTGCTGGCTCATAAGGTTTGGTTTGAGCTTCTTTGAGCTGTTCTTTAGCTTTAGCTGCCATAGCAGGGTCAGCTGGTCCATTAAACAATTTCTCTGTTGGCATAGTTATTATCCTCTTGGATGTGCTTTCTTGTACTCTTCAAGTTCCTTTACAAAATCGTCTTTATCGTCTTCTTCATCAGCTACTTCAATTTCTGCTGCAGCTGCTTTATCAGGTCCTTCTGATGTATCAGGCTTTGATTCTTCCTCATCTTCAGCTACTTTATCAGCTACAACTGCAGCAACTTTACATGCAGCATCTGATGTATTGTCTTCAGCTGGTTTCTCTTCATCAGCTCCCTCTTCAACTGCTTTCTCTTCAGCTGGAGCAAGTGCAGCAGAAAGTTTGGCAAGAGTTGACTCAATGTTCTGAACAAGAGACTCAACATAGTCATCATCTTTCATGTCAGAATAGTCATTGTCATACTCATCCATTGAAGCAACCATAATATCGAAGTCATCACCATTCAATGCTTTAAGTTTATCAGCATAAGGCGATAACCTTTCACCATACTTGTCAGACCAAGCCTTCTTCTTTCCTTCTCTTTCGAAGTTGGCATTAGCTGTATTGTATTCATCCATGAACAACTCGAGTTTGTCGAGCAATGCTTCAGTTTCTTCCGGTGTACGCATTCTATTTCTCCTATTTATATTATTAGTTTAACAACCGCGAATATGTTAACTATTGTTATATATATATTCTTATATTTGAATATGTTAACTATTGTTATTATTATAAATATGATATACTCAATAGTAATCTGTTTAATAGTTTACTATTGATTTTATCAATTGACACTCCTAAATAATAGAACATGCCATCTTTAACAGTAACTCCTATTTTAGATAATTGCTCAGGATTAAGTTTAGATAATTCCTGAATAAGAGCATTTCTTGAGTCCAATCCAACTATAGGATTTTCTACAGCAGTATGTCTTATCTCATCAACTGGTGCAGCAGATTTAATTTCTTTGTATGCTGTATGTTTATTTGTTTCAACAGTCGGACCACTTCCATTACTGAATACAGCACCGCTACTTGTTTTAGGTGTATCTACTTTAACATTAGATGATGTGTTAGCAGGCAATTTAACAGGTGCTTTAACAGTTTTAGGGTCATAGTCACGAATATGTCCACTATTGTTATTATCTATATTTGTTGTTATAATGTTACTTGATACTGGTATGTTATTAAATAACTTACTACCTATTGATGATACTCTTTCTTTATTTATACTATCAACTGCATTTAATGGACTACCAACTGAAACTTGTGATGGTTTATAATACTCATCAGAAGGTAATGAAGGTAAGTTAATGCCTGTTATCTTTGTGTTTGGTTCATAATCTGGCAATTCAGCTGGAGAACTTTCTTCTGTAACTGACCATGTTACTTCTGGGTCATAAGGTACTTCTGAAGGCAATGACTCGTCCATAACAGCAGGAAGTTGTGTATCATCAAATGGCTTATCTTCTAACTTCTTGCCAACACCTTTATATGTATCAACGTCATAAGAAGGATTCATTGACCAGTCATCTTCCATTGTTACTTGGTCTAACCAATCTTTGTTTTGTACTTTCTTAGCACGTTTCTCTTTACGAGACAACTTTGGCTTATCAAATAAATCTTTCTCAAGTTCTTCAAGTTCTTTATCAGTCATTATTAATATCCTGGGTATCTATGGGTTGCTCTCCATTCTTGAGTCAATCTACCTTTAGATGGAGCCTGTAACCAATCAGCTGCATCTTTACCGTCTGCAGCGAATTTGTATTCTTTGTCGCCACCTCTGTAAACTATGTTTAATGAATTATCAGATGGGTCAAACCTCGCCGACTGAATAGCTGTCGAATCCACTGGATATGTATGACCAGCACTGCCACTAATGCCATTACCAATTGATGTTGTAAACTCACCAGTGTCTTCATCATATTCATCTGTTCTCAATGATTTAACATTACCAACAGTCCAAGGAGTGTTCAACATTCCAACTGATGATTTTGTTTTATTTCCTAACAAACCAAACATAGTTATTCCTTCTTCAAGAACTTCTTACCAATTGACTTCATTCTTTCATCTGATGTAAAATAGTCTGGGTCATCTTCAGAAAGGCCTTCATTCATTTTAGCAGTTATTGGATCTACTTCTTCTTTAGTATTGTTTCTAGCGAGATATTTATCAACAAAATCATACCACATTGGACTGCTAATATTTATAATATTTGAACCATCATATTTAGGCTCAAATCCAAGATTCTTAACTGCATAGTCAATAATCTTGTTAAATAACATTCTATGTATTGGAGAAGGACCACCTGAGCCTTGTGAAGCGTCTCCCAACTCGATTATAGAATCAGCCCATCTGTCGGGGTCATCTCTTAAATATTCCTCGAGTTCTTCTGGTGTCTTAGATTGAAGAACTTGAGTTTCATAATCATCCATATTCTGTTTATGGCCCATATATGAGTCGTAGTCAAGACCTGAGGCCTTTATCTTAGGATATTCATCAAACTCTCCATTAGCTGGTGCGTCCATCCCAATTTTGTTCCAAGCATCATATGACTCTTTAGAATGAATACCTTTATTTCCAAAGTCTCTCATCCAGAATGACTCAAGTTGGCTGTTTCTTAAATTTGGCCATTTCTTTGTTTGTGCTGTATACCAGTCATCCACAGCTTTATTATTTACTTCATCATTGTTTGGGTTATTATCAGTTATCTGTTCAGCTTCTTGTTGAATTGGTGAGCCTTGTGGCAACTGTTTAGCTGCTTGTTCTGGGTTGCTCTCAATAGCATTTTCAGCTTCTTTGCATCTTTCATCAGATGTGTTGCCTTTCAAACTGTCAATTTCTCTCTGTAATTCAGCCAAGCCAGCAGTGACAGTTTCCATCAACCGCCATCTGTCAACCTGTTTAATGCCGTCTTCATTTTCACTAACAGTATCATTTGGGTTACCTGCTTTCTCTAATGACTGAGCTGTAAATCCACAATGTTCTTCATCATCACAGCCAGGGTAACTTGGGTCTTTATATTTGTAAACTATTGTTTCAAGCTGTCTCAAAACATCCTGAATATCAGCTTTAGGAAGGCCACTGTCATTGTTGATTCCTTCTTTCATATTCTCATCTGATATATCTTTGTATGTATCAATAAGGTTCTGAGCTCCAGTAGCAGCGCCTTGTAACATCTGTCCGTTAACTGCATTCTGAATGTCAGCCTGTTTCATAGCATTCTGAGCGTACTGAGTATCTTTGTTAAACTTAGCAGCATTAAGAGTTGACTGATTTTGAGCACCAGTATTATATCCTTCTGTTCCTGCATTAATGTTATTCATGCGGGCATTCATTTCACCCATAGCATTATTTGAACCAGACTGAGTTGCTGCAGCGTTACTCATTTGAGCAGCATTTTCTCTACTTGCTTGATTAAGACCAGCATTATATATTGATGCATTTGCATTTTCACCAGAGTATTTATTAGCTGCATTCTTAATGTCATTTGCTGCCTGTTTATATGCATTAGCATGCTGAACAGAAGTAAGGTATGAACCGACTCCTCCAGCAATAGCTCCAGCTAAACCACCAATTATAGCTCCAAACATTATTTGTCTCCTTTATTAGCTTCTCTTAACTCTTTAACTTGTTTATACAACTCAAAGAACTTATTAACAGCATTCATAATATCATCATCAGAAGGCTCTTTCTTCATGTTTTCATCAGATATTTGTTTATTCATATTAGCTGCATTGAACTTCATTGCCTGTGCCTTAGCTTGTGCCATAGCTTTAGCAGCTTCTGCTTTAGCTCTATCTTCTTTAGACATCTGGCCTTTGAGTGCCATTTTAGCACCTAACAATCCATAAGGCTGTGACATCATAGTTTTGTTAAAGTTGGCAGGGGTGTTACTATTTAACATTCCTGTTCTTCGCTTAATGTCATCATAGTACTGGTCTTTCTTGTTTATTGAACCGGTGTCTGTATAAAGATTATGAATATTCTGTAAATGGTTGTCATACTCTGGGTCACCTGGCTCAAATCCTGTTCCATTCAAATCTTCATCAGCTGCCTGTTTACATCTTTCATCTGATATGCCAGCACCAATAGATGCGCCTGTTCCTGCGCCCTGTAAAGCGCCGCCAATTGTATTCAAAGCAGCACTGTTCTGTAAGTTCTGTGCTTTCTGTTGAGCAGACTGAACCTGTCCCATTTTATTAAGGTAATCTGCCTGAGTAGCAGCATTCTGAGATGCCATACCACCCAAAGAGTTTGCATAAGTATTAGAAGCAGTATTTGCTGTATTATTTGCTACGTTTGATGCAGCAGCATTTGATACACCAGAGTTTGTTCCTGCTATCTTATTTGCTTCAGCTTCTTGCTGTGCATTCTGTTCTGCTAAACCTAAAGACTGGCTATTCTGAACATCTTCATTTGTTGCCTTAATACCTCTACTAGCAGTTGAATATGTTCCATAGTTGCCATAGTTGGCATCTGCTAAATCATTGATACCAAATGTATTATTATAGTTCTTAGCTGAATAATCGTAGTTTGTGTCAACTGTATTCCCAAACTGGTCTGTTAATGTTCCATTTTCAAAACGACCACCTGCATTAACAGTGTCATTAATAAGATTATTAAGATATGACTGATATGCTTTCTTTCCAGCAAGATAACCTTGTGTGTTCTTCAAACTATCTGCTATGTCATTTGATATAGATGTTTCAGACCTGTGAGAAGCACTACCACCAAGAGAATTATGAGCTGTTGATGATAATCTTTCATTAGATGCTCTGTTAGCTGCATTCTGAGATGCTGAGCCTGTGTCAGTACTATATCCGACTAATCCTCTTTCATTACCGCTACCATAAGCAACTTCTGAAGCAGATGTAGGTGTTTTCTGTAACCATGCCATTATTTCAATTCCTTATATCAACAGGCGGAGTGTATAGCCAATGCGGATGTAATAGGAACACTCTTTGCCTCTTCTAAATTATTAGTTTTGTAACAACTGCGAATATGTTAACTATTGTTATATTTATATTTATTTATTATAATGATGTTATTGTTAATGTTGTTCCATTCAATAACATACTGAATGCTGGATTACTATCAATCATAGTTGATACTTCTGATTGAGTTGTCAACATATTAGCCTGTGAAGCATCAGATGGAATTTTCAAGTTAATTGCTGCTATGCTATCTGACAACTGAGATGTTATAGTTTGCATTGTGTCAATATCAACCAACTGATTTGTGTCACTTGCAGTAGAAGGTATTTTCTCTTCAATGTCTGTTACTCTTGACAAATCAGCCTTTAACCTTGCTACGCCTTGTAATGCACTTTCAACAGTATTAAATGTACTTGAACCAATAGAAACTACAGCTGATAATGCTTTATCCTGTTTATCACTGTTAAGTGTAGATATTTGAGCAGCATATATTCCACTTGCTGTGTTAAGAGTTGAAACTGCACTATCAAGGTTATCAATTCTAGTTGAAACAGAGCCCAAGTCTACATGGCTAATAGCATCAGCCAACTGAGATGCAGTAGTAAGTTTATTTGATGTAGATGCAGTTGAAGGAATAACACCATCAATGCCATCTATTCTTGTAGAAACACCATCAACTCTAGCTGATAATGCACCAACATCCAAATCTGTCAGCATTGATGCATTAACCAACATATTGTCAGGATATGATGTACCTGCTGGAATAAGAGCTGCTATGTTATTAACTTCTTCTTCCAAATCAACACCATTACCTGTTGGTGCATTAATAGAAATAATCTGACCTTCTACTAATGTACTGCCCAATGCCTGCTGAGCCTCTTCATACGTTGCGAAGTTTACTATTTTATTGTCATCATTAACAACCAAACCATTGGATGTTTTACGGTACATCTTACTCATTATATATCTCCTTCATTTTAACGAGGTCATTTATAAGGTCTTCAGTAAAGTCATACACAAACTTCTTAAACTCATCAGTCTTAAAGAAGTCATCTGTTATTCTCTTCATAACACAATTGTACAACATTTGCTGTTTAGCCATTATATAGTCTTTATTTGTAGTCATGTGGTTATTGAGAATCCAAGAGTCAATCATTTGCTCTGCTCTACAAATAATATACTTTGCTCTATACTGGTCTAAATGAGGTGGCAATTTAGATAAAACACCTTCACAACACGCATGAGCGTATTCTTGCTGATTTTGTATCAACATTCTGTCGTCAGACTGACCAATCTTCAAACCTTTATTATATTTTACCCAACCTTTCTTAATAGCAATTACAACCAAAACCAAAATAGCTATAACTGCTATCAAAGACCAAATACCATTACTTGCTAATGCTGTCAAAGCTTCCATTATTCTGCATCCTCACTCATTACATATCCAGTTTCATCTTCAATAACAACCAACGAGTTATCAGGAATTGTTCCTGTATAAGCATTGTAAGCTGCCATATTAGCAAATGTAAATATACCACTTTGAGGCTGTTGCCAAGTATATTCCCATTTACCATCACTCTGATTAGCAACAATAGTTGAACCATCTACAGAAGGAAGTGGGAGTGATTCAGCTCTATGCTTTGCTTTGTTATATTTTAATATGCCCTGGTCATTAATGTTTTCTTCTTCATCTCTTGTCATTAATGGCTCAAGAGAATTGATTTGAACATCCCAAAGTCTTAAACCAGTTCTTGTTGTTTCATAGCCTTCAGGTTTATCAGTGGTAAATGTTGACATATCAAGCCAAGCATACCAGTTCAAACCAACAGACCTGATGTCTTCTATTTTAGCATATCCCCACCAACCTGAACGTTCAGCACCGAACCAAACATCATCTGAAGAATCAACTATAACTTCATCACCATGTCCGTTCATAATGCTATAGCCTACACCAAGAGCACCACCACTTGGTACAGTTTCTACATAATTACCATCAGCATTTATATAATTGCCATCAGCCAATGGAATGTAATGTTCTGTGTTTGTAAACTCAATAGTTGAGAATACAGCATTTGTCCAGTGTATATAGTCAACTGTTTCTTCAATAGCATCCCATTTTGTCAAAGCACCAGTTGGTGTTACTTCAGTTGTAAACTCAGCATCACTGTAGTATTTATCATCAGCATATCTGTAATAAAGTTCAGCATAAGTTGTGTCAGTTGTAGTTCCGTTACCTACTCTTAATACACCAGTGCCGTCTGTAACCAATGCTTGAGATTTAGTGCCATTGTATTTGTTTATGAGAATACCAGCTTTGTCTGTTCCCAATGATGCATTATTATTCTGTCTTAATGTAATAATGTCAGAAGTTGTATCAAGTGTTTCTGTATCAACTATATGAGATGTTCCGTCTACATACAAGTCACCGTGTACAATAGTGTCTCCTGAAATAACAGCATTATTATCAACTTCAAGGTTATCAAAATGAGCATTCTCAATGTCAATAGTATCAGTAGATGTTACTTCATCTAAGTCAGCATCATAAGTAAGTGGTTTTCCTGGGTTATCAATAGCATCTTGATTAAGGCCTTTAATAACTGCAGTTTCAAAGTTGTCATCCACTTTATGAGCTCTTACAATAGATGATGGATTTGATTCTGTTCCTTCTACAAATACAATAGACTCATCCAATGTATCTGCAGGAAGAGGAGTTCCATATTCATTACTGTCAATAATATGTTTTGAACGGAAGTCACCGTGAACAGTTGTGCCATCACCCAACTCAGTAATTGGATAATCTGCTATGAATTCGCCTGAGTCTTCATCCCATTTATATGCAGTACCATCATAGTTGAATATTGTATCAGATGAAACTAAAGTATCAAGGTCTTCTTTAATATCTGTAGCAGGTGAAACCCACTTAACATATTTGTTTCCATATTCATCAGTGAATACAGTTATATACTGATTATTTGTTCCAGAAGATGTTCCTAATATTTCACCTTGAGCATCTTTAGCAGTTGGAAGAACAATGTCTCTGTTAACATTTAACTGGTCAAATGAAACATCATCCAATACCAAGTCATCTACTTTCAATTTATCAGTGTAAAGAATAGATGGAATAAATGTAGCATGACCATTCTGTACATCATATTCAATACCAGCAGGTGTGTATGCTCCAACATCATATGTGTTTATTGGGTCAACTGTTTCAAATGTATCTAACTTATGATAGAGTTTATTGGCTCCGCTTACTTTGAATACAATAACGTTGTTTGTGTCATCAATCCAAAACTTTGTAAAATAAGCAACAGCCATCTTACTCCATCTTATCATGAAGTTTCCGTCTGAGTTGAATACTTCGATAGAGAAAGCAGTGTCAGTATCATTTATTGTACCAATCAAATAACAATGACCGTTTCTGAATGAAGGAAGAACAATAAGATAGTCATCAAGGTCATCAATTATCTGACAGTCTAATGTATGAATAGCATTTGTGTTATTTAATGTATCAATTTCAGCTTCATTAGCTGTAACATTGGTCAAAGTAGTTGTACCAGCTACACCAATATTGCCAGTAACAGTAGCATTATCAATGGTTGCACTTTCAATAGAAGCACTATCAATATCTGCAGTTGTAATCTCTGCATCTGATATAGAAGCATTTGTACTTGACAAGTTGACAATAGTTTGGTTATCAGCTGTAAGTGTTCCTGTAACCTCAAGGTCTTTAGTTGTAATCTTATCTGTGTTATTTATAGTTTCAGTTGTAACAGTTGGGATAGTAGCATCAACTGCATCAATATGACCAGCCTGTACAGTATCAACATGAAGCTGAGAAACAATAGCATTAACTATAGTTGCTTTACGAATAGTTGCTTCATCTGTTACTTCCAACTTATCTGATGTAATATTATCCAATGCAGCTGAAACAGCACTCAAAACATTTGAAGATAGGTTAGCTGAGTAGAAAGCTTCAGCTACTTCATCTTTATAAGAGTTAAAATCAGCTGTAGCATTGTCAAAATCTTCAACTACTTCATTCAAACGAGCAACAAGTGCATCGTATTCTGCCATTGAAATTGCTTTATTATTAGCAGCTATTGACTGATTTGATGATGGATATAATTGTCTCATTATTCTTGTTCCTTTAATTTATTAGTTTTATATTCCTATGTCAGCTTTGATTGTAACACCAGTTCCCGAAGCTAACAATTCTGATGTGTCATTATCATAAATAGACCAAGTACAGTTTCTTGGATAATATGCATAATAGTTTCCATCAGATGTAAGATAATACAAGTCTGCCTCACAAGCTTCAGCACCGCTTTGGTTAGCTCCCCATGAACCTAACAAAGTTGTTCCTTCAATTGAAACAGTACCACCTTGGTCATTAGCAGTTATTGTTGTATTATAACTTTCAGCGTCATTATAAGATGACTTAGCAGGAATGACTATAGACTTAGTCCAAGTACCACTACCATTAATCGAGCCTCTTACTTTAAAGTATCTGTCTGGGTCATAATATTCACTGTTTATTGTACACATATATTCAACTTTATTCCCAGAACTTATTTCAAACCTTAAGTTCTTATTAGTTGGGTTTCTTAAATAGAAGTGATAAATAACAGTTTCTGTTATGTTCCCAGGTGTTGTAGAGCCATCAGCTTGACTCCATATTCCATTTGCTACTTTAGGATAACCTGTCAAACCAGTATCGTGAAAGTCGAAAGTAATATATAAAGGGTCTGATGAAAGTGTTGTATTTGGCTCAATAAAGTCATAAGAAACAGTATCTCCGCCTTCATCCCATCCATAAGAAATATAAACATTTGGTGTCTTAAGAGTGTCAGTACCTATGTAGCCAAAGTTTATATCATTACTACTATGCCAAACAGTTACAGGAGTAGCAGCTGCATTCTCCTTAAAGTCAACCTGTGTAAGCAATGTATCATTGTAAATAAGATTACCTCTTGTTTGTGGTATTTCTGTTCCGTTATAAACTAACATTTTCTATATTCCTTATAAAACAAAATATATCAACTATCATTATAATAAAATAATAAATATAACAATAGTTAACATATTCGCGGTTGCTTAATAAACGTTCTTTATTCTATCATAGTCAGCATCCATGTCTATTGTATTCATAAACTGGAGCCACATATCTTGATAAAGAGTGTTCAATGATGTTACATCGCCATTCTGCTTTAATACAAATCTGATAGCCAAGTCACAAGCCATAATCTGCCATAACAACTGATTTGGGAAGTTTAATGCAGTATCAGGAATATAACTTGTAATCTTTGTGTATGTTCCGTTTGAAACAAGCAAACCATATTTCAATATTGCCTTAACAAGTGGAGCTTTGTTATCAATTGGCTCTGTATGCCATGTAAAGTCTTCATTTAATGTATTAAGGTAATAATGTCCGTTTGTTCCAAAGATAAATGCTACTCTTTCATCAAACTTCTCAACTGGATAAACAGCATCAATTGTGTCATTAATCTCAGGGTTGTTAGACAATTTATTACCATCTAAGTCATACAAGTTGAAGTCATCATCAATGAAGTAGTCATCATACTTGAGAATATAGTTTGCCTGTGTAGATGCTACTTTCTTGTCAAACAAATACCAGTCATAGTAGTTTGTAGACGGGTTCCATACAGAGTAGTATGCATTGTATTCATTATCAAGCATAGTTCCTTCAATTGTATTAAAGAATGTAGAGCAAAGAGTATTGTCATTATAATCAACATACTTCAACTGAGCTGCAACATATGTCTGATATGTCAAATCTTCCAATGTTCCGTCTACAACATTCTGCATTACATAAGGGTATGTTGCCTGATTAAGAGCATTGCCTTCTACAATACCGTCAGCTGAGAAAGATTCTACAGGCTTGATAGTGTAGTTGCTATAATCTTCAACTGCATATTTTGTTATCTTACTACCGTTATTCATTATCCACCATTTTAATACTACACCATCTATGTAGCCATCATAGTTCATATCAGGATTGATGTCCTGTAAGTTTATAGATGATACATAGAAATAGCATGCAGCATCAGGACTGTCTGGGATATTCATGTAAATGCCATCATTAAATGTTACTACTATTCCATCCCAAGTAATGTCAGCTGCATCCTGCCAAGGTACAGTATTTGTGTATGATGTACATTTAAGGCTTGATACAATACTTGTGCCAGAGAATCTGAAAACATCTCCGTTACCATCTTTAATGAGCAATGTTTCAGCATAAGTTCCATCTGCTATTCTGTTTGGTCCATAGCTTATTGTTACACCACCTCCAAAGATTGGGAGTGTTCCTGCTGGTCTTGTGGTCCATAAACCTGATGCATCATTTGACAAATCTTCAAAGTCACTGCCATTAACCTGACAGTAGTTTACATCTGTGCCTGCTCTTTGTGCAACTGATCTACTACCCAAGTTGTCAAATACAGCTTTGTAGAATGTCTGTTCCTGCATTGATGCATCAAACTTCATAAATATATCGGAGTCACCACAGCCCAATACTTCAGACTCAGATGATGGTGTTTCATATCCTGAATAGCTTCCCCAGTTGTATGTGTATTTATTGCCTTTGTATGTATAGTAATCTACATTGACAGTTGGGCCACCTACTCTAGTGTAAAGTTTATCATTAGCTCTTACAACTTGTCCTAAATAAGTTTGACTTTCCAACTCGCCATAAGGCTTCTCAATTTCATTACCATTTATATCAACATAATCTGTTGTTCCGATTAAACCACATTGAGTAGTTAACAAGCCGTATTTAATTACGTGGCCATTTCCCAACTTGTTGTTTTCAGCCAATGTAATAACACCCAATGACTCATCAGTTAAGCAGTTATGTATTTCTCCATCAGAAGTTAAAACAGAGTTGCCTGCAGATGAGATAGCAGAAGTAACAGCTGATGTTTCAATGTCTTTGTTTGGAAAGCTCAAATAAAGTGGTTTTACCCAATAAGTAACAATAATGTTTGATGTAATAGGCGAGCCGTATATTCTCAACTTATCATTAACAACATCATATGTATTTGAACCAAGTGGCTGACTTTCACTCTTTCTTGTATATATAAATCCATTCGGTGTTTTAACTGAGCAGATTTGATACATATCATGAGGAATAGTGTATTCAGTAAATGGATAAAATGACTGTCCTGTCAAAGATACTTCTCTAACAAACTGTTTAACACCTTTGTTTATCAAAGATGACATAACAGAAATAAATGCATCATTAAGATACTGTTCCTGTTCCTCATAAGATATGAAGTCTGTGTTCTTCAAATCAGCCAAGTTAAAGGCTCTGTTGATAATAGATTTTGCTGTGTATTCCATTACTGTATTACTCCATTCATATTATTTAATTGAGCTTGCTGAACCTGAGCTTGAATTGCTTGCTGCATTTGTCCACCAGGCTGCAATGCTTCTTGTAATTCTCCACTAAACTGGTTAACTGTTGCCATTTCAGTGTTTGTCATACTGTCTGTTTCTTTAGCAATAGTAAGCTGATACAATTCCAACAATTTAGATATGTCAGCATTATTCTTGCCATCTGTATTGTTTGCTTTAAGTGAAAGACAAGTGTTCATTATTTCTTCTTTCAACATCTGTGTTGGAATGTAATCAGGTACTTCCATAATGCCATTTTCCAAGCAGTCATCGATAACAGACAATACAGCGTTAATACTGTTCTGTGAAATTGAATAACCCATCTGAAGGTCAGGTAATTCCATCAACTGAGCAATTCTACTCTGAGGTATCAAACCTGCCTGATACAATGCCTGTAACTGTTTCAACTTCTCTGATGGGTCTTTGCTCAATGACTCAGCTGCAGAGAACTGAATGTTTAATGAGTCCTTAGCTTCAACAATGTCTCTCCATTTAATTGAGCTTCTCATACGGTTAGGAGGCAAAATGTCTTCTTCTTCAGGGAAAATGTCAATACAAAGTTTGGCTATTTCAACATAAGTTCTAATAACTTCATTAAGTTGAGTTTCAAATCTATCTGACTCAATGTCTTCCATTGTGCTAAGAGCAATACCGCTATCCAATCCTTTAGGCTTCTGGCTAGTAGCTGACAACTGAGAAATACCACATATTTCATATGCATGGTTCTTAAGCTGTTCCAATGTTGCCATCCACTGAGGGTCCATAAATGGGTCAGTAGCAACTGTTACAGGAGATGATGTCATATTTGGTGAAGGTGTATATGTAATGATTTCACCAGTTCGATTTGACAACTTCTTTGTTTTGATTGTGCTGCTTTCAGGAACAAAATACTTAAGAGGCGAAGCCAACTGAGATGCATCACGTATCTTATTGCACAAATCCTGAATTTCCATCTGAATACCATACAAGTCATCTACAATAGAAGAAGATGATGTTCCTTTAATAGGCGACTCATAATGCATAAATATAAATGGCAATATGCCTTGTGAATACTTCTCTTCTTTGTAATAGTCCAACTCAGGAATGTATGTTACCATTTTGCCATCATTGATGTTCCAATAAGTATAAACAGTAACTGAGTCCATTTCAGTGTTTGTCTTAAATGGCAATAAAGTAACTGGGAACTGTGTACGTTTATAAACAGCCCTTGTCAAATGTTTATATGATTCCTCTAATGGGTCAATAAATACTTGCCATGGCATTATTCTGTCAATCATGTGTAAGTCAGCATTAATGTAAATAACACCTCTATCAAATATACAGGAGTCTTTGAATGCATCTGCTACAACTTTATTTACGTTCTGTTCATCATACAAGTCATCAAAGTACTGCTGAGTTTGTTTAGAAATCTGCATATCTTTGAATGAGCCATTAACTGTATTAATGAATGGTCTAACTTTCTGAGATGCGATTTTACTTACCAAAGTATTAACACATGACTTAATAACATTTTCAGTAATAGATGAAGTTCCGTCATCTTCACCGCCGTATGTTCCTTTAGCATAATAACCAACTACTTGAGCATCAGTTAAGCTGTCAATATCAATAGTAGGCGACCAACAATACATACGGAGATTTCTACGCCACTTTGAGCGAAGTGTTCCGTAATTAGACTCAAGCTTGTTAATGTCGTTGATGTATTTCTCTTTATTCATATTACTTGTTTCCTTTATTCCATTGTGAAGGCTGATTAGAAGGAGCAGCTTGATTAGGCATAGCTACAGGAGCCTGTGCTTGCTTATTTAATGCCCCATAAATAGTATCTTGCATTGATTGGTATATGTGAGATGGATTATGCAATGCATTCTGCATAGATGGCATATCTTCTCTAGTATAGTTATCATTTCCTAACAACATATTATTATCCTCTATTTTATTAGTTTTGTATCAATAGTAAACAAAATAAATAATAAACATAACAACATAAAATATATACAACAATAGTTAACATATTCGCGGCATTACTCATCGCCCCAGAAATTTGCATCTTCATTAGAATCCCATGCATCTTGTTCACTGTCTGTCCATGAGTCACTAGTATCAAAACCGTCTGCATCATATGTATGCGATGTCATATTGCCTTCTGAGTCTATTGTTCCAATTGTTACTGTACCATCTTCATTTATGTACACAGAAGACTCAGTTGTATTACCATTAGAGTCAGTTGTAGTTATAGTTATATCTGAAGTAACAATTGGTGTTGAAGATGGGTCCAATGGGTCTGAAGGAATTACTGTGTTAGTAGTTGTTGTAGTAGTTGTCCCAGTAACATTACCATTAGCATCATATGTTGTAGTTGTAGATGTTTGTGTACCTGAAGTATTAGTACCTGTACCTGACGGTAAGTCACCCTGAGTTTGTGTTTGTGTATATCCTGTAGTGTTACCATTACCATCAAAGTTTACTGTTGTGCTTGTTGTTACTATACCGTTATCAGATGTATAATATGGGTCGCCTTGAACAGTATATGAACCACCTGTTGGGTTTCCATTTTCATCAGTATATACTGTTGTTACAGTTTGTTCACCGTTTGCATTTTCACCATATGAAACCTGTGTTTGTGAACCATCAGAATATGTAACGGTATAACCATCATTACCATCTGCTGAAACTGAATTTATTTCAAAGTTTTCTATAGTGGTGCCTGTACCACCACCAGTTTTATCAATACCACTTGCTATATCATTTGGTGACTCTGTTACAGTAGTTCCGCCACTTGTAGTAGTCGTTGTTGTGTTATCCGTATTTGTAGTAGTTGTACCTGTGTTTGTTGTTGTACCTGCTGTGTTATCTGTATTAGTAACAGTTGAAGTATTATCTTGAGTGTCAACATTAACTGTATTTTCACCAGTATTTATGGAGACGTTTGTGTCGTCACCTTCATTGTTAATATCAATTGTTATGTCAGTGTCGTCACCATAGCTGTCAGAATCACCGCCATAGTCAACTGTTTCTGTATATGTTGTGTTAATAGGAAGGTTTGTTTCAATATCATGTATAGTTTCCAAAGCAGTAGCACTGTTAACACTCTCAAGTGATGATGTGGCTGTTGTGTATTGTCTAGTTGTTTCTATTTCTTCACTAGCTCTTTCAACTATAATCTGTAATTGGCGTATGTAATAATAAATGCTTCTGTCTTCATCTATTTTATCAAAGTCTCTTATGTAGTTCATTGTGTCAACTGTGCCTTAATGGTGTCCCATTGTCCCTTAATGTTTGTATACAACTTTACTTGAGATGTTATTTTGGTGTTCATATTAGTTGCTTTAACAAGTATGCTATAAGCTCTGTTGTATAAATCAGCTACACGGGCTTTAACTGACTCAAAGTCTTCTTCTGACTTATCATTAAAGTCCTTTATAATAGTGTTATATTTCTGTATATCTTTATCTTGTAATGCATCGTTAATGTTAACCATTTAATGCCGCCTTATATGTAGCCAAGTTTGTTTGAGCTTGAGAAAGAGCACTGTCAATATATGCAATTTTATTAGCAGTGCTGTCAAGTTTATTCTCAAGTGATACAATAACAGCTTCTATCTCATCCAGCGTATTATTAAGCTCAATAATATTCTTATCGTGAGTACGCTTAATGTGCTTAAATACAGCTGTAGCTGACTGTACTTGTTCTTGGCTATTATCTGAATGGGTATGTGTTAAGTTGTTAATTGTCATATTATTTTACGCTCTCCAATATGTTCTTTGCACTCTTATTAGTTTCAGTAAATCCCATTACATCAAATGCAAACTGTCTTGAAACATAAAGTAATGCCATAGCAGCATTTGGGTGATAGTCATCGCTTATAGTATGTAAGATGGCGTCTGTTTCTTCGTCTCTTTCCCATACAGAGTTATCATAGTCTTCTTTAAGAGCATCTTCAACATTATGTATTTTAATAGCTCCAGTTCTAGACCATTCAGCTAACTGCTCTATTGCCATATCTCTATCATATTTATATGCACAGGCTACATTAGGCATTTTATATGTTTGATACAACTCATAAACAGCGCTCTTCTCATTTGTATCACAAATTATCCAAGGTTCTTTAGACAAACGTAACTTCTTTAATTCAGCTACTGCCTCTACAGCTTTATTACATATGTCACTAATAGACTTCTTTGCTTCAGACCAACAATAAGTAACGTACATCTCTTTAGTATTAGAGTTGGCAACAACACCAATGACAGCAGCTTTATCTTCGAAGCCCCAGTCGATACCAACCCAAGCATGAGTCCAAGTTACATCAGGAAGTTTATCATATGTTTGATAACCTCTGAATATCATAGCATCTGTATCAAATGCTTCCATGTTACCAAAGTATTCTCTCTGAATAAATGGTGCATCTATTGACAAACCATGCTTCTTACATACAGCTTCAATAGCTTCTTCTTTATCAGGAATGAATGGGTTGTCCATAAATGACCAATGGTATTTCTTAATATTTGTATGCCACAACTGATAAGCATATGAAGCTTTAATACGAGGCGGCGTTCCTGTGTATATAATTCTAGCCTCTTTACCGAAGTCCAACATAGCTGGTTCCAAACATTCATCAATTAACATTCTTGGGTTTCTTAAGTGACCGATTTCATCGACAATTACATACTTAAACTTATAACCACGATAAGCATCGATTTGTCCTTTATTATTAAAGCCACCGAAACGAATAGTTGAACCATTTTCAAACTTTATTAAACCACCGCCTGGGCTTCCTTCATATTTCAAACCAATCTTATCCAATATGTCAGTAAGTGGTTTACCTAACTGAGAAACAGCTGCATCAAATGAACGGTTGATATAAAGACATGGTGTCTCTGGCTGTAATATTGCTTTAGCCAATATACGAGCATTTAATTCTGTTTTACCAGCACGGCGAGTACATATAATCATTATTGATTTATCAATTTCATTATCATAAACT